GATGGTGACTACCAGCCGAGAGCCTTCTACTGCACTTTTTGCCGCGTAGTCGCCAGGTGCCAGCCGCAACACAGCGGCTTCGCCAGCTTTCAGGCGAACGCTGTCATACAGCGTGTTGCTGTCCAGTCGGCCGAAGCTCACGGTATGCGTCGTCTCTGTCGCGAGGCTGCGGCAGAAGGCCAGACCCAGCGTGCCAATGTCGGTTGTGGTGATCTGCGTGGTGGTCGTGCCGAGCTCGAGCGTGACCGCGACCACGCCAGCACTGGCCATGTTGGCTGTCACGCCGCTGGCCGAAAACGACTGTGACAGTGAGCCTTTGGAGATCTGCCCATTTACCGTGTAGTTAATGTCCGGCATTGTTTTTCCTTAGAACGTTGGCGTGCCGAAGAATGAAGCAAAATCCTGCACTGGATAAGGGCGACGCTCGAGAATGTCCGGGTCGCCATCTTTAAGGTCACCGTTTTCGTCCAATGCCAACGGCACCTGTGACGGCACATCCTGGCCATTAGTTGCTGATAACGGTGCCGCGTCAGTCACGTAAACAGGGGCTTTGTCACCTGTGCCACCTGGCTTGTAGTTGTAGCCAACATTTGGAAGTTTCAGAATCCAAGTCTCAGGGCGATACATTAGCTCGACTGTGACTTCCCAATAGCGAATCTCAATGTCGTTGACGACTTCTGTTTTTTGCTGTGCACCAATGCCTTGGCATTTCCACGTATAGGCTGGTGCACCAAGGTATGGCTGCGAGTTGATTGAGTTGGTGACTGCATTCGACAACGCAATCGGGTAGGTAATACGGTTGCCCGCAATCACTGCACGCACTTCTGAGGATTCGACTGTGAGTCCCTCAAAGTAGTCACCAGCAGTGTTGACCAGCGGCTGGATGTCTTCGTTGTTTTCGCCTTCGTAGTACGTCAGAGCTGGCTTTGTTGTGGTGGTTGAAGAGAACGACCACACGTCGGGCCGTGCCAGCGGGTTTGGCTCAAAGTCTGCATTGCCAACCTGCGGCACTTCGTAGCGATACGATACTTCTGCGTGATACGGCGTTGGCGTCGCTTCTTTGACGCTGCCTTCGGTGCACCGCAGGAACGGATACTCCGGGTGAAACGCACCGTGGAAAATGCCGATGGCGTTCAGGATCGCCTGGTTGCTGGTTGCTGGGTTGTCGAGCGTCACGCCAAACCGACGCAATGCCGTAGGCGACTCGCCAAAGCGATGGTCGAACGTTCTGCCCGTTAGCTCGCGAAAGCTGGTGACACTCATGCTGCGGCTCCCAGGATGTCTGCTGCGGCAGGTGGTCGCATGTCTTCCCGCAAACCTTGCAGCTCTTCAACTACCTGGTTGTTGCCGTCTTCGACTGCATTCTTCACGCCATTGGTTGCGTCGACTGTTTCCTGCGGTGCCTGCGGTGGCTTTGCAAACTCATCGCGGGTTTCTGCAAGCGTTTCGCGTAGGCCATCAATGCCGCCGACAAGCATCTCTGTCAGGCCGCCTTCCTGTCGCCGTGCGATCTTTGCTTCTAGCTCTGCAATGCGTGCCTGCTGTTCCGCTGTAGGCTTGAACTCTGTAACTGCTTGGGCAAATTGCGTCCCCTTGCCAATCACGCGTCGCGTAGTGGCAGCTTCACGAATCTGCTCGAGCTCTCTCTCGTCTGCTGTTTTTTCAACCACACCCAAGTTGCTAAGAATGGCGAGGATGCCATCGGCAATCTGCCCGAGCACTTCGGCAAGCGTGCTCAGCCCAGCAAGAAAGGTATCTGCAAAAGTAAAAAGCGCGTCAGTAATTGCCTTGACTATATTTTCCGGCCCAATGCGTTCAACGAGAGAAAGCAGGTCGTCTGCTATTTCTTTGACTATTGGTGCAAGATGCGCAGTCACTTGATTGATAATGCCATCAAAGGTGGCACGCACTAAACTCAAAGCACCGTTCATTTCCTTTATCGCACTTGTCTGGTCTGTATCCAGCACGATTCCGAGACGCTCGGCACGGTCAGCCAGCTCATCCATGCCAGCACCGCCATCTTTAAGAAGAGGCAGCAGTGCAGTCATGTCAGACGCCATAGCTTCCATGTAGAAAGTCATGTCAGCCTGAGACAGATTGGCTTTCTCAAGGCTCGACACAAACAACTGCAACGCTTCAGGCCCAGATAGCCGCTCAAACTCGTCCGCAGTTACGCCAACTTTTGGTGCGATATTCTCGAAGAAGTCAGCCATTGGGCCGCCTTCTGTTTCGATGAAATCACCGATGCGGTCGTTCACGTCCTTCAGAATGTCGGCCATCTTGTCCTGCTCAATGCCGACGCTTTTTGCAGCAAGTGCTACACGCTGAAACTCCTCCACTGAAGTGTTGGAGACTTGCGCCAGCGTCGTGAGCTCACCAACAGACGCTCGCGAGTTATTGAAAAGCTCTAACGCAGATCCTGCTGCACTTGAAAGAGCACCAGCCAAAGCCTTTGCACTATCAATCAACGCACGGCCAATCTCGATTGTCTTCAAAATGGCCAAGTCTTTGGCAGACTTTTTGCCTGCTTCTGCCATCGAATCGAGCTTGCTGTTGACTTCGTTGACGCTCTTGGCAAGCCCAGCCGTACTGGCCGAGATCTGCAACGCAAGCCCAAGTGCTGTAGTCGCCATTAGTCAGCACCTCCTAGACGCTGAATCAGCTGATCCATCGTCGCTTGGAGCTGGAGCTCGTGCTGTGGTGCACGTGTGATTGGCACGAAGTCTGATGGCTTTGGGCGTTTTCCTACGCGTGTGTGCGGAGCCAGCACGGCAGACGCAATCGTTCCGGCTTGATGCCACGGGTCGTCTAGCGGGCCGCGGAAGTGAGCCACGTAGGCATACCATTCGCTGAGCTCTCGGCTGTCCATTCGCTCGCATAGTTCTGCCACCGTCATCCCGAGATGCCCGGCCAAAGCAAACAGAAATCGTCTGCTTGGCCGGGCGTTTAGTTTTTTGCCAGCTCGTCCACTTGGTCAGCTGTTAAAGCGTTTCGCTCACGCGCCAACTCAAACAACCGATTCACCACGTTGGCGTCCTGCTCAGCCAGCTGCGGCACTTCAGCATCAGAGAACAGCCGATTGCCGTCCTGGTCGCACAAGCACTTCGCCAAAAACACGCTGCGGAAGTTGGCTACGCCACCTTTGCCTTGCTTTTCAATCCAAGCCAACTCCCACGCGTCACGCTCGCCTGCCGTCATGGTCCGCAGAAAAACGTCGACTCCCCACTCAGGCACAGATACTTTCTGCAAGTTTCTTTTGCCACTGGCCAGAATCGCTGCCTTAATGTCCATCAGTCCCTCACGTGATGATCGCAAACTCAGCGGCATACACTGTGACGCCGTTGAGGTTCGCACTGGCATTTACCTGCGTACATACTGCATCGACTGTCAATGCCATGCCGCCGCCAGTAATGACCAGCGAGCCAGCAGTGCCCCACAGGCTCGTGCTAATGCTGCCGAGCGTTTCTAGCGTCACGCTGCCAGCCTCTGGCATGTATGCCGAGTCCCTGGCCATTGTGTAGCCACCACCAACAGACCAGGACAGACTCCTGATCTCGCTGGCCGGCGAGCCGTCGAACGAAAACGAAATGCCTTGCGATACTGTCGCCACGGGTTCCTCCCGCAGCTAGCTGGCTGCGACTCGCAGGGTAGCACTGCCGCGAATGACATCATTAACCGCCAACGTCACGTTTGAGCTTGCAACAGTTGCCGCACGCGAAAGCGAAAGGCCACCAGCGATGGTGAGCGTGCCGCTGGTGCTGCCTTCCAGCTCAGTGGTGCCGATGTAGTCAAAGCTGATTTCGACGCCAGTGTCGTCGACTGTGCCGACAAGCGGAGCATCTTGGCTGGCAAGCTGCTCGCCTGTGGTCTGGCCCAGGTGACTGATGTCGATTCGCTCGCGGACATCGTTGTAGTTCAGCGTGAGATTGGTGACCGTGAACGTGGTGCCGTCAAAGACGAGACTGGTTCCCGGCGAATCATGTGGCGTAGTCGCCATGCTTTATGTCTCCTGCCACCAGATATCCAAATCCATTTCGACTGCAAAAGCTGGCGGCTTTTCACTGCCAGCCAACTGCACAAGCTCGTCGCGTTCTTCTTCGACTGCGACTTGCTTTACCTGTGTATTGTCGAAATAGCCACCGAATCCATCCAGACAACGCCGCACGGCATCCGCCAGTTCTCTTGCCACCTCGAATGTGTCCGCATAGCAGACTAGATTCAGAGTCAGACGCGGCACGCCTACTGGCACAGTGAATGCCTGCTCACGCTCAGTCGCGGTGCGTCTAGTCACGATAAACGGCAGCGGCGTTTCTGGCGTTGCATACTGGTTGAAGACACGATGGCCCACATACTGCGTCACGCTGGCGTCGGAAATCAGAGCGTTTCTGACGTTTTTGTCTGGGTAGCGAACTGCCATCACTGAGCCTTCCCGCCGCGAAACGGCCTGGCCATTTCCTTTGTTGCCTTAAGAATTCCTGCCGCCATTTCCTTAATCGTGTCGGTTTTGATCTGGCTTTTTTGCCTAGCGTACGCAGTTTCAAGTGGTGGCACGCCTGCCTTACCGCCAACAGGCATCTTTCCAAGATCGACCTGCTGGCCCAGCGAAGTGCCTTTGAGAAAGCCCTTTGGCGGCTTAGGCTTTGTCACCAGTGCTCCGTTTTTGCGTCTTACAACGGAAAATGGTCTCTGTGAAAATGACGAGGCAACACGGCCTTTGGTCTTTCGATCTTTGGTTCCCTTTTCCACAAAGTGAGCGTGAAAGCCTCGCTCATTGCTTTTGCGGTCGGAATCAATCTTTCCGCGTGGTGGCTTTGTGTAGCCTGCCACAGCAACGCCAGCACCATCACGAACGTATCGCTTTGTTTTTTTCTTGACGGCCTTTTTAAGGTTGCCGGTCGGGCCGCGAGGAGTCAGCTTGCGGATCAGTTTGTATGTCGGGTCGATGGCACGGCCAAGAGCAGCAGCCATATGCTTGGCAGCGATGTTGTTTGGCAGTGACTTAAACGCGTCCTGTAACTCTTTGAGCGTCGGCAGCTCGATGTCGATGTCAACGCCCATCAGGCCACCTGTTCCTGGCAAATGAGCACGTGCTCGCTGCGGTTTCCATATTCCAGAACACTGACGACATCCAGCGTGCGGCTTCGCCATTGAAGCCGCATCTGTGACGTAAGCCCATCTAGGTAACGCATCCGCACTTTGTGCGTGATTTCGACCTGCTGCTGACCAAACTGCAAAGCCTCGCGGCTGCTGACGCCTTCGACGCTGGCCCACCTTGTCGCATATGTCGACCAGCTGAGCTGCGATTCGCCCAAATCTGTCGTCGTGCGTGTCGGCTGCTGAACTGTCACTCGCTCCCGCAGCTGGCCTGGAAGGATCATGCGTAGCTGCCCCACTTGCAGGTATCGAGCAACGCTTTCACGCCAAACGGCACGTCCTGCGGCACAGCACCAGTTGCCACCGCGGCCTGGCGGTTTTCGTACAGGTGAGCCACCAGCATCAAGATGGCGTGCCGAATCGCCTGCGGTACGTCTGAAGCCGCGGCACCGTAGCCGGCCCACCACGTCACAGTCACAGCATTCGGGTCAGTCAGGTGGCTGGGCCAAGTGCCGTTGTAGACGGTACGGATGCGGCCTGGCGTGTCGTCTCGGTCGACGCGGTAGCTCGAGGTGGATAGCGTGGTGGTTGTCGGCGTCGCTGTGCTGGCACTGCCAGGATCGAGAGCGTAAGTGATTGCGGTGGCCGTGAGTGTGCCGCTGGTGGCCATCGGCGGCCGTGGCAGCTCGAACTCGTATGGAAAGGTATCCAGCCGCATCGTCAGCTGCTGAGAGACCAGGGCACGGTCGAGGTATTCTTCCGCGTACTTGCGAGCCGCAGTGATCAGCGAGCCAATGTAAGTGTCGTCGTCGTCAATGTCGACGCGCAGGTGCTGCTTGGCTTCGCTGACGCTGACGGGCTCGACGGCCGGTGCGGTCTCAGTCGTGAGGCTGCGGTATCTCACTGCGTTTCCGTCTCCTGCGTTTCACCGTGGCGGTGCGTGCCTCTGGCTCAGCTGTCGCTGTTTCCAGCAGCTGCTGTTGCGGCTGCGGCACGGCGATGCCACGAGCAATCAGCAGATTCGCTTCACCGTCTCCCAGCTGTGCTGTCTGCCCTCTGCGGTACGCGCGAAAGCTCTTTACAAACTCTATCTGCATCACTGGTCTACCCTCCAGACGCCTTCCGGCGGCTTCATGTTCACACAGAAATCTGTCGCGTGCTGGTGCACTGGTTTGGCCAGCTGCTCACCTGGCCACGTCACCATGTACTCGCCATGACCGAGAATCACACGCGGTGAAACGTACAACCGATTGCCAGCTTTCTTGAACTGCCGCCAGAAGAAAATATCGTCGTCGATTCGGCCGTCGCCCCATTCGCCATCGTCGTTTGGGAAACCTTGGAACCAGGGCTTTGGCATCCGCTTGAGTGCGGCCGTTGAAATAAATGTGCAGCCGAAATGGGCGGTATCAACTTGGCGAACTGGTGCGGAAAACCACTCACGCGGCACGGATACCTTTGCGTCT